GCATTCAGGATGGTGAGAAGATCAAGTTTCTGTATCTCAAAGTGCCGAACGTGATACGTGAGAACGTGATATCGTTTCCTATGACGTTACCCAAAGAGTTCCGCTTGCATTCTGCTATCGACTATGATACAATGTTCAAGAAAACATTCCTTGATCCACTCGAACCCATTCTCGAAGCGGTTGGGTGGCACTCGGAACCAAGGGCAACTCTGGAGGACTTCTTTGGATAATGTACGAACTCACTATATTCAAAAATCGCTTTGATAACAAGACGCATCGCAGACAGAAACTGTCCGATTGGAATGGCTTTGTCAAATTACTGTATCAGTTGTCGAGAGTATCTAAAACAGGTAAGAAAGACGCTGAACTGATCAGTCCTGCTACCTACACTGACGGCACAACACGAAGCAACGACAACGTCGAATATTGGGGCAACTGGGCCGCAGTCGACGTTGATGATTTTGAAACATACGGGGGTGATCTTGAGTCTATATTGGTCAGCAGTCTTTTTCAGTATGACTACGTCTGTTATTCTACTGCTAGCAGTACCAGTGATAATCCAAAGTTTCGCCTCGTCTTCAATCTTACGAGACGAGTTGAGAAAGATGAAATCAAATCTTTCTGGTATGCGCTCAATACCGAGTTGGGAGAGATCGGAGATAGACAGACTAAAGACTTATCTCGAATGTATTACATCCCTGCGCAATATGCTGGTGCTAACAATTTTATCTTTCGGAACTCTGGTAACCCTATTGATGTTGACTATCTTATAGCGAAACATCCATACAAAGAACGTGAGGGTAATAACTTCCTAGATAGACTGCCACCCGAATTACAGAAGGCAGTACTAGAACACCGAAAAGAATCAATGAACAACACTAATGTATCGTGGACGGATTATCGTGATTGTCCGTTCTTTCCAAAACAACTTGCTGCTGAATATCGGACCATTACACAAACGGGATGGTATCATAAAATGTATCAAATCATGGTTGCAACTGCAGCAAATGCAATCAAACGAGGATATCCCATTACTGCAAAACAAATTGCTGACTTGTGCCGACAATTTGACAATGAAACAGGAATGTGGTATACTAATAGACCGTTAGAAAAAGAAGCGGATAGAGCCGTAGAATATGCTTATAGAAACGTATAGGAGAATCATATGAGCGAATTGATTGAAAATCAACCCGAAACAAAACCAGCCGAGATGTTCAAAGTTGGTGTAGTGGGTGACAATAAACTGGCAATGTCAACATATGCGGGTTTCGATACACCGAACACAGAAAGATTGCGTGTTGATGGTGTCGCAGATATCCAATCATTGATTGAGTGGGGACCAAATTTGGTCGTCTTCTGTGAAGACATTCCTATCAAGAAAAACGATACATTGAACGATGGTGACTTTATTGCTGCCATTTCAAATGTGATTCGTCAAAACAATTGTGGTATCTGTATTCGAAATACCCTGAATATGGAAACTACCGAACGCCTGGTCATGACGTTGACCATGCCTGTGTTCCAAGCAAAGATCATTTACTTCCCTGTTATGACAACACCAATTGACACAGGTGATTATATTATCGCAGATTATTCAGCAATTGGTGGTGACAAAAAAGCACTTGAAGGGTTTATGCCTATCATGCAACACCTGTCGCATTTTTCTGCAGCGGATCTGTCTACAGGTTCTGTGTTTGAAGTGGTGTATGCGAAGATGGCAATCAGTGGTTTCAAAGCTCTTCGTCAGAAGTATTTTGATCAGTTACACGATGCGATTATGGATATCAAGAATGCGAATCCTACGATCGTTCGTCGAATGATTGAGAAAAGTCCGGATCTCAATACCAAATCTGTCATGGTCCCTTCATTCATATCTGGTTCGGACGTTGTCGGTGATGTTCGTTTGTTCTCGGCTGCGACTGACAAACTTCCACTTCTTGACGCAATCGTTGGAGAATAATCTATGTCCATTATGGATAAACTGAAGAAAAACTCAAAGGTGAAGGGCACTTCGGTGCTCTCCCAATCAGAGTTCTTTGGTGATAGGGAAGTCACACCAATCGACGTGCCTATGTTGAATGTCGCACTGTCTGGTAAACTTGACGGTGGTCTTGTGTCAGGTCTTACTGTACTTGCAGGACCGTCCAAACACTTCAAGACTTCGTTCGCACTGAAGATCGCTTCAGCGTATCTGAAGTCAGATCCTGAAGCAGTGATGTTGTTCTATGATTCAGAGTTTGGTTCACCCCAATCTTACTTCGAAACGTTTGGTATTGATCTGGATCGTGTATTACACACACCCATCACCAACGTCGAAGAGCTGAAGTTTGATCTGATTAACCAATTAGAAGCAATGGAGAAGAAAGATAAGGTCATCATCGTGATCGACTCGATCGGTAACCTTGCGTCGAAGAAAGAACTCGAAGATGCGATCAACGAGAAAGCGGTTGCTGATATGTCTCGTGCGAAAGCATTGAAAGGTCTGTTCCGTATGGCGACTCCGTATCTGACTATGAAGAACATTCCGTTACTTGCTATCAATCACACGTATAAAGAGATCGGTCTGTTTCCTAAAGATATCGTTGGGGGTGGCACGGGTATCTATTATTCTGCTGATAACATTTGGATTCTTGGTCGTCGTCAGAACAAGACGGGTACAGAGGTGACTGGATATGATTTCATAATAAATGTGGAGAAATCACGTTATGTCAAAGAGAAATCTAAAATACCTATTTCGGTTAGTTGGGACGGGGGTATTGAACGGTTTAGTGGTCTACTGGACGTTGCTATTGCTTCTGGACATATAATCAAACCATCAAACGGTTGGTATCAGAAAGTGGATACGAACACTGGCGAAGTGATCGGTAACAAAGTTCGTGAGAAAGATACGTTGACCGAAGAGTTCTGGACTGACATTCTCAAAGACGAGAAGTTCAATGAGTTCATGATGAAACAGTACTGTATTGGACAGAAGACCATTGTTGACATGGACGAGATTCTGGAGATGGAGGAATGAGGTTCAAACGTTTGCGAGAAGGTACTGACTATCAGTTGGTACCTTCAGCAGAAGCAGAAAACGAACAAGCTTGGGATGTTCGTGTATTAACTGGGGACTTTATCGAAACTGTTATACGTTTCGGTAATATTGCAGTAGATGGAGAAAACGGTTGCTTAAATTTTAATTTTATGGTATTATCGTCACCTAGTGGTCATGATGAAGATTCTATCGAATTGCAAGATCATGCTGCGGAGATTCTGCAAAGTGTCTTGGAAGATGCTATTCAGGAAGGTTCTTTAGTTATGGGCAACCCCGAGGAAAACAGTGAAGATTGATTTAGAACAGACCATTCTACAAAATCTATTGACGAATGAACCTTACATGCGTAAGGTCATTCCCTTTATTAAGAAAGAATACTTCGAAGGTACGTACCGACTGTTGTTCAACGAAGTCGTTCGATTCATATCGAAGTACAATAAATTACCGACCCTTGATTCATTCAAGATTGAGATTGACCAGTCTGACAAATTCAACGAACAGACCTACGGTCATGCGGTCGATGTCCTTCCTTTCATCTTTGAAAAAAAAGATGAGAACCAACAATGGTTGTTAGACACAACCGAGAAGTGGTGTCAGGATAGAGCAATCTATCTGGCGATCATGGAGTCAATTTCTGTTATTGATGGTAAACACCAGAAGTTGACCAAGAACGCACTGCCTGACATCCTACAGAACGCTCTGGCGGTATCCTTCGACACAAACATTGGTCATGACTACCTTGAGAATGTGGACGAACGATTTGCCTTTTATCATGAACAAGAAGAACGTATTCCGTTCGACCTTGATTACTTTAATCGTATCACCAAGGGCGGTCTTCCCAACAAGACTCTGAACATCGCCCTTGCGGGTACGGGTGTGGGTAAATCGTTGTTCATGTGTCACTGTGCCGCCAGTGCCTTATCTCAAGGTCGTAACGTCTTGTACATTACGATGGAGATGGCCGAGGAACGCATCGCAGAACGTATTGATGCGAACCTCATGAATGTTCCGATTGACCAACTCGAAAACATGTCACAGAATATGTTTCGAGACCGTGTTGAGAACATCGCAAAGAAGACTAACGGTAAACTAATCATTAAGGAATATCCTACAGGTCAGGCACACAGCAGTCACTTCCGTGCACTACTGAATGAACTGAAACTAAAAAAGAAGTTTGTACCTGAACTTATCTTTATTGATTACCTAAATATATGTGCATCGTCAAGAATGAAGGGCATGGGAGGCGCGATAAACTCATATAGTTACATCAAGTCAATCGCAGAAGAGATCCGTGGTCTTGCCGTTGAATTCGATGTTCCTATTGTTTCCGCAACTCAAACCACTCGTTCGGGTTACTCCAACTCTGATGTGGGATTGGAAGACACCTCCGAATCGTTTGGTCTACCTGCCACCGCAGACTTGATGTTTGCGTTAATCTCCAATGATGAGTTAGCTGGTCTTGGTCAGATTATGGTGAAACAGTTGAAGAACAGATATAACGACCCCAACGTCGATAAAAGGTTTGTGGTAGGGGTTGACAGGTCCAAGATGAAACTGTATGATGTAGATGAGTCACAACAGGATATTCTGAACGACGAAGACGTTCCTGTATTTGACAAAACACCTTCAGGAGAAAAATTAAAAGGTATAAAAGTATTCTAGGAGGCAGTTATGGACCCATACGTACACACAGCGATTGCGACAGGAATGTTGTTTGTTGCATATCAAGTAGGGAAGTACCTCGGCCGTAAGGAAGCTGGTCATGATATTTGGTTCGGGTTGTTAGACGTTTTTAATGCAAAACGAATTGAAATAAATGAAGAGGGTGAGTTCCTAGTAACCGACCACAACAACAATGAAAGAAAGGTAAATTGATGGAAGTACCGATTAGAAGCAGATATTTTTTAGAAAAACTCGACTCCGTTGTCGAGGAATTCTATTCTGTTTATAATCAAAAGAAAGATACTATAGTGTCTATAAGTGACAGTAAGTTTTTTCATGATAAAAAAGACGATGCCAAGTGGCATATGACACGAGAACGTTTGGATTATTATAGAAAAATTGGGGATGATCCAAAGGGTGTCCCCAGAGATTTTAAAACGATCCCTTTGTCAAATCTTAAAAAAGACGATCCCGAGTCGTGGAGTTCGATTTATCAAAAATGGAGGTATGATTTTGCGAATGATCTGGGTGTAAAAACCTGTACTCTGTTTAACTTTTATTTGGAAGACAATTACATAGGTTGGCACACAAATCATGGCGCAAATGGTTATCAAGTCTTGTTTACATGGTCAAAGACAGGTGATGGGTATTTCTGTTATTACGACATTGAAAAAGATGAAATAATTACCATACCAGACAAACCTGGCTGGCAATGTAGAACGTTTTATTTTGGTAGAGAAGACGAACCTGAACACATGTGTTGGCACGCTTGTTACACCAATAGTGAACGAATAACTCTTGCATATAGATTCGACAACGAATCCAAGAGTTCATCACAGGATAAACTCGCACAAAATTTGAGAGATGATTTGATTGATGAAATTATGAGGGAAGAATGATAGAATATAAATTTAGAGAAGATGAATTAATAGATGAATTTAAAAAATATATCGACTCCACATACAGTGGACATTACGGACAAGGCGGATTGCAGTCTTCTGAAGTCATTGTTGACCGTGGGCATGGTATGGGATTCTTCCTTGGGAATGTCGATAAGTACAACGGACGTTATGGAAAGAAAGGTAGTCCAACCGACCATCGCAAAGATATCGTAAAGATCATTCACTATGGTTTCCTTGCGTTATACGAACACGACCGTATTCACTCAAATAAATATGGTCTGACTTTTAGTGAAGATGTTCAGGGACCAGATGTTAAATGAACGACGATATTTTTGATTTTGGATTCACTGCGGTTACTGAAGAAGAACTGGAAACGGTTCAGACGGCAACTCTCGTCGCAGATGATGTCCAAGACCGACTAGAAAGGTTGTACAATGCGATACAACCTCTTTTAACAAATCTACGTGCAAATCCAGAAAAGGACTATATCTACTGGCCGAATCGACTGTCCAAGGTCGAACAGTTTTCGGATCATTTAGATAAGATCTACAGTGACGATTGATTATAAATCTTTAAAGGAAGCGTTCAGTGATACGATCATTGCAACGCCTCTCAATCTATTTTTAAATTGGGTGTTTCTCTCTTTGTTTTTGGCAATGCAGATGACAGCGGTTGAGATATCCTTTGCAATGACGGCAATCTTTTTCGGAGTTGCCGTAATCCGTAAGTATTATGTAAGACAGTGGTTTAAAAGGAGATACAAAGTATGATTAGAATTGGTGACAAACTACCCCAAGTTACTTTCAAAACACGAGTACGAGACGAAAGTATCGAAGGACCAAATCCTTATCGTTGGGAAGATAAAACAACCGACGATTATTTCAAAGGGCAACGAGTGATTCTGTTTGCATTGCCAGGAGCATACACACCCACCTGTTCAACCTACCAGTTGCCGGGCTATGAAAAGATGGCACCTGAATTTGCAGAGTTAGGTATTAACAACATCTATTGTCTGTCAGTCAATGATGCGTTTGTTATGAACTGTTGGGCACGTGATCAAAAACTAGAGAACGTCAAGGTGATTCCAGACGGTTCTGGTAAGTTCACCAATGCGGTTGGTATGCTTGTGGACAAGGACAACCTCGGGTTCGGTAAACGTTCGTGGCGTTACGCTATGGTGGTCGATGACGGTGTAGTTGAGATGTTCTTCCGTGAGGCTGGATTCCGAGACAATGCAGACGATGATCCCTATGAGTTCTCAAGTCCAGAACATGTGATGGCGTATCTTAAGAGTGGTGACGCAAAGAAGGCGGCGTAATGACGTTCGAAAAACAAATGTTAGGAACATATATAGAACTCATCAAACAATGGCACCGTGATCGTAATCTGATCGACGGTGCTACCGACAAAGACCAAGTCTGTAAACTGATACAGGAAGTAGGTGAATTAAGTGATAACGTGTGTAAAGGGCGTGATATTCGTGACGATATTGGTGATTGTATTGTCGTTCTGGTTAACATTGCCGAAAGACACGGAGTGAGCTTGACAGAATGTTGTGAAGTAGCGTATAATGATATCAAAGATCGAAAAGGTCGAATGGTCGATGGTATATTTGTGAAGGAGAGTGATGATGGTTGATATGACTGGTTTTGTAAAGGCGGCACAACAAGGTGTAGTTACTGTGGTGTTCAAGAAGATTTATGATGGTGAGATTCGAGTGATGCCCTGCACACTCAATCGAGAGTTGTCAGAGAATAACGTGCCCGAGATTCTTGAGCAGAAAGACATGGGCGACAACATTGCGGTGTGGGCGATGGATAAGATGGAGTGGCGTTCGTTTCGTTGTGACACTGTGATTGAGTGGTTCGAAGGTTATCCTGCCGAAATGGCATCTTAAGGAAATTCTTATATGATGTTGTCCAAACAAGACGCTTACTATGCAGCAGGCGTCTTTGCTGATTTCTTTTCTAGTATGCAAAGAATCGACGACTATATGCGTCAGGTCAAGATGGAACGTATGGCAACGTTTCCTACTGGACTTCCTGGCATGGGTGTCGAGACGGATTTCTTTGATGATTTCGATATGCATCCCAATGATATGGAATTCATCATCGGGGACTGTCCCCAAAAACAGTTCATGCAGTATATGGAAGTCGTCACGTCTGCACCAGTCGAAGCCAGCATCCCCGGCAAACAAATGTTGAAGATTGTCAAAGAAAGGAACTCGGGTAAAATCTTTGGTATGATTCGATTCGGTTCACCGACAATCAACTCACGTCCTCGCAACGAATGGTTGGGTCGACCTTTGGACAGTCACAATCCCGAAGTGATGAAACGATTCAATGCGTCCGTCATCATGGGGTTTAACATCATTCCCGTGCAACCGTGCGCTGGCTTTAATGCGTTGGGTGGCAAACTACTTGCCGCTATTTGTTGTTCTCATAACATAAGACGTGAACTGAACAAACGTTATGGTTCGAATATCTGTATGTTCGAGACCACATCCCTCTATGGGAGTTCGTCTGCCGCAAGTATGTATGATGGTATGCGTCCATTCTTACGATTTAACGGTTTGACAGATTCAAACTTCGCCCCACTGATTAACGACACGAACTTCCGCAATCTCAACGATTGGTTTCGTAAACGTAATGGTGGTGAATACTTGGTGCCAGCTGATGCGTCTTCACGCAAGTTGAAGACACAAACCAAGATGGTGTCCATTATCAAATCCTCTCTCAAACAATATGATGTGGATGCCTATGCGAAGTTCTGTCAAACCTTTAAAGATGCATTGGGTTTGACCGAGAAGAAACGCTCGTTCTTTTCTACCTATGGATTCGAACAACAATCTGTGAAAGATTATCTGAATCTGGAAACGGACGAACTGAAGAAGGCAGAAAACTTCGATAGATTCGAACTTGAAGAGATTGTATCGTGGTGGCGTACCAAGGCAGCAAAACGTTATGAACAACTCAAGTCAGATGGTCGTCTACGTACCAAAATGGAAACGTGGAATACTAACGCCGAAGAAATTGATATTATTCGGTAAAACGTGTTGCCAAAGTGTTTTTTACTTTGGTACTATATAAAAATGGATTGATCTTTTACCTCTGGTACTCGATCCTTCCTATAACTCAAATACATTTCTGTAAGGAGAAATTTATGGCAATACTTTCATTGCAAGATTATGTCAACTCGGACCTCGACAGAGTCGCACTTCCAGATTACACCGACCTTGGTGTTACTTCAGTAAAAAACATTCTAATACCTTTTGACCAAATTCATATAGATGATATCGAAGGAAACTCACAAAAGGTAGAAACACACACTGCCGAAGAGATTGAGACCCTTCGTATGTCGTTTTCAGAGGGTGTCGATACCGCAGAATTTCCACCTGGCGTTTATTATCGCGGTGGTGATAAACCCTATGTTTTGATATACGGGTTTGGTCGTTGTGAAGCGATTCGTGCGTTGAAACAGAAAGAGTGGGCTTTCACTTTATTGGAAGGCACACCAGAACAAATGGAGGATGTTCAGGCTAGAGAGAACGAAGGATATCCAAAACGACTCAACAAAGAAGTTGATATGCGTAAACACTTAAGTCGCAAAGTATCTAACGGTCGAATTAAGAACACGGAAGAAGCGATTCGAAAAGAGTTTAAACGAATCTATCCCAATCGCAAGAAAGATGTAATGAATCGTGTGGTTCAAATGGTTATCGGAGAATGTGATACCCCGCAACCATACATTCTTTACACTTCGCCGTCGAAGGTTCAAGACTGGATTGACAATCACTCATCTGTCGAACATAAGATTGGTGGGGAGTACAATCCTAATACCGACACACACGGTGTTTGTATTGGAGAAGGATATCAATATCGTGTGATTCTTCAGGCAGTAGAACGGTTTGTTAAGACCGGAAAGTTTACCGATATTATAGGACATGTTGGTGCACCCACTAAAATGGCATCCATTGATATGAAGAGGAAAAAGTTCTTGAAACAACTTGAATCACATATTGAAGAGTTGAAAGAATGTGGAATGCACACATTTCCTTTCAGAGTGATTGGGTTCTTGCCTCAAGATAAAGAGAAAGAGAGTCTCAAGACACTAATTCGTATATAACAAATGGGGGGGATTGTCCCCCTTTTTATTCCAAATTAATCTAAAAATAAGCTTGTTTTTTGAATCTAGATGACTTATAATATCTGTGTTGGTTGGGGATAGTCCCCATCGTTTGAGAGAGAGATATATTATGAATGCATTAGTTGAACAGTTCCAGAAACACGGCTTCATTCTTGAAGTCAACGAAGATCGTATCGTTGCTCGGTGTGATCGTGTTTCGCCTCGTGCTCTTCTCGGTTACAAGAACGAGTTTCACTACAAGTTCTCAAGTCTTGAGCGCATGTACGAGTACTTGTCAAATTTCATTGCCGATCGTCTCAAAGTACAAGAGATTCGTGCGAAACGCAAAGAGAAAGAGAGTCGTGAAGCAGAAGAGTTGGCGGCAAAGGTTTCTGTCGGTGACATCTTCGTTGACTCTTGGGGTTACGAACAGACCCAAGTAGATTTCTACCAAGTCGTTGCGAAACCTTCTGCGAAAACTATTGTTGTTCGTGAGATTGCGTGTGAGACTGTCGAAGGTTCTGAAGGTCCGATGTACCGTGATGTTCGTGCTGTTCCTAACGCTTTCATCGGTGAAGAGATGAAGAAGCGAATCGACAAGTACGGTGGTTTCAAAACTTCTTCATTCTCTTGCGCTCGTCCTACTACTGCGGAAGCAAAACACTACAACAGTTGGTACTACTAGGAGAACCCATGCGAAAATATCTAGAAAACATCAATTGGCGCAAAGTCGGTAAGATTGCGCTCGTGGCGGTCCCAGTATTGATCTGGGATCTAACCTACTTTCTCGTCACAAAACTGTACGAGGTTTGTACCCTGATAGATAAAAAGGGTGAAAAGTTCCTTGACGGTTTTATGGAGAAGTAATGAAAATTGTAATTGCTGGTTATGGTGCGGTGGGTCGTGCGATCCATGCCGCACTTGAAAAACGTGGTGATCTAGATCTGTATATCGACGATCCGATTCTAGGTTATCACTATCCCGAAGACATGGTCGACTCTGTCGATGGTGTCGTCGTGGCAGTGGCAACACCCCCCACCGAAACAGGTGCGTGTAACACATCGAATATCGAAGCGGTGTTCGACAAGTATGGTGATGTGAAGTATTTGGTCAAGTCGACGACTGATCCTGATTTCATTCTGATGAACTCAAGACGCAATCTGACATTCAGTCCAGAATATCTTCGTGGAACCGTCTGTAACGACTCCACTGAAGAGTTTCTGAACAGTAAGTTCGCCATATACGGTGGTGGTGCTATGCGATTCTGGCACGAGTTGTTTGTGCCTGTGTTGCCTAAATTAAAAGACGTGCGGTTCATGAGTGCGTATCAAGCGGCATTCGTTAAGTACATGCTGAACTGTTTCCTAGCAACTAAAGTAACATTTTTCAATCAAGCATATGAAATATTCAAAGCGTTCGGTGGTGAAGAGTTTGATGTGGTCGTTGATGGCGTGTGTCTGGATCCTCGGGTGGGTTTTTCTCACACACAAGTTCCTGGCCCAGACGGTAGATTTGGATTCGGTGGTCACTGTTTCCCCAAAGACATGAGGGCGTTTATAGAACTGGGACGTGAAATGGGTTCGAACGTTGAGTTCCTAGAATGTGTCATGGAAACAAATAGAAAACAAAGGAGTGAATAAATGGCACTAGTAAATGTATTTCGAGTCGATATTGATTCGGATAACAATATTGCTACCGTTAATAACCTACTTAACGGTAATGAAATTGTGCATGAAAATACGGATAGAACAACTGCATACGAACACCTAAATCGTTTTTTGATGGGAAATCGTAATACGATGATGGAAGAAGACTCTGATGGATCTATCCTTGTCTGGATAGACAACAGTGTGATAAGGTAGAGGAAATAAGTAATGGCTAAGGTCACATTTGAATTAGAAGATGAACAGGTCGATGCGATCGTCATTCAAGAACTGAAGTGGGCGATCATCCGATTCGAAGAAGATCTTGAGATGCGAAGTGAAGGACAAGGTCTTGCGGTGTTTGACAACGATCCCGTGAAGGATGTCGCATACATACAAGAGTACATATCAGCATTTAAACTGGTTCTTGATTGGTACGGTGGTTCAGATGCTTGAGACAGTTTTTAAATTGATGTTGTTCATCAACGCATTGTTAATTTCATACTTCTGCTTGGTGTACTACGTCAGAACGAAGAGAGAAAGGAATGGCAAGTAGCATAAAATTATTGATCACGTTTCTTGACCAGCTGGTTGACGTGGCAACGGATTTTATTGTAAACTATGTAGATACGATTGGTGGTATCATACTGACTGTGATTGTGATATATGGTATCAAAGGATTTTTAGCGATGTTAGGCGATTGAGATGGAAGATAAGATTTTTGATTTGGAACAACAGATATTGAAGTGTTGGAATGTGACAGACGACATTGATCTGATCACAACACACTTCGTGGACTCGCCTGATTGGGCAGGTGATCATTTCAGTGCCAAAGCCTGTGATTCCTTGATGAACAAGTACTTCGGTTTAAAAGAGGTGTATGATCTCAAGTTCGATCAGATGTTCCGAACCTTTGAAGAGGTATGTAAAGAGTACCATAAGTATCGTAAACTCTGCGAAGAACAATTGTAAGAGAAAAAGGAATGACTGCGCCTTGCTAGCAAAAAAGACAGTCCCAATTTTAGTAAATGCTCTTGAGGTTGCGTCCAGTGTGTGAAAACGCCATTGACGGTAAATGTACTAGGGTCGTAGGGAGTAGCTACCCGTAGACGCACTATACAGGCCTCGCCAAATCCTAGGCTATCGGGCAATAAAAATAAGAGCATTTACTAAAACACATTGGGCAGTCTTTTTTGCTGACTACTTAAATACACATCCATCAGGTGTGCCAGTGTGTTTGGTGCTTCTCTAGGCATACATTCCTCGCTTTGACGGGGAGAGCAAGTAAGACGAGAAGTGTGGCAGGGGGTGCGACCTTACGCCGATAAGTGAAAACGCACAACTTTTTAGAATAGACATTCAGGGTTGCGTTCAGTGTGGTTGATTCCAGGCGTGAACGGTGAATGTAATAGCCAGTCATAGAGGAGTAGCTACCTCGTAGACGCACTATCCAGACCCTGCCAAATCCTAGGCTATCGGGCAATAAAAATGAGTGTCTATTCTAAAGAATTCACGGTGATGCGCAACCCGAGAGGTTACTATAAACAACACCTCTCACGCTTAGCCCGAGAAGAACCACTTTGTAAGTCGTCTGTGCACGGGCGCTGATAATGGAGAATAAGGTTTGGGACTACCCGAACGAGTGTCTCCACTTTATTATTCCGGATTAGCTCAGCGGTAGTGCAACTGATTTGTAATCAGTAGGTTGGGGGTTCAAGTCCCTCTGACGGCACCATCTAAAAAAAATGCTTGACATCTGTTTTCATATCATTTATAATTACTATGTAATTTGAGAGAGGAGATTTGTTATGAAAGGTGAAACTATTAAAATGCTGTTTGATGAGACCGTTGATCTTTGGTTTGCATCTCATCGTGACGACAATGGTAACTATTGGTTTTTGGACAGTGATGCGTGTGATCAAGCGTTGTTGTATCGAATCCGTGAGTGGCTCAAAGCATCGAACGCAAAGATCGTAACAGTTGAATATGGATATTGATATGTTGACCGAAAACAAGAATACCGTTTGGATGCACGAAGACCCTCAAGGCGCAACGATCGTGTTCGCCTTTGATACCTTTCAGATGGATCAACAAGAAATGTTTATGAAATGGGTTGAATTTATGAATGCCATCGGTTATACTTTAGATAAGGTTGAGATGGAAAGCATGTGGAATGGAGAGTGAGTGATGGAATTCTGGATTGTGATTGAAGAAGAACATGGTGAGATTTTTGTTCATCCATTTAATTGCCTTGATATGGCACGTAACTATGCCAATAACGAGTGTACTGGTTTTCTTCGCATTGAATGGCACGTGATGAACGTTGGATATCAAGGTAAAGAACAGTTGGAGAGTGAGTGATGAAAAACAGATATGGTGATGAGTATCATTGGGAAAAACTCAATGACAAAGAATACAAGTTTGTAATGGAAGGTGACTCATTGAAGTACTGTCGTTATGGTGGTAAGGAAGGTCAAGAAAAACTTGATCCGAATGATCTTGGTATGTTCGATCCTAGTGGTGGTCCGTATGTTGCAGTCGGTTCTAAAATTTACTTTGATGAGATTCTTGGTGGTTTGGAGGACAAACGGTTTTTGACAG